ACTACGGTGTATATGCAAGCTACGGCATGGATTACATATCATTCGATAAAGCAAAGATTGTTAAAGTAGGGAAAAAATAACCCTCCACTCCATTTTAAGCAAAAGCAAACCCCAAACAATGAAACTAGACGAAAAGCAAATAACCACATGGCAAGCTGTAAAAGTTGCCTATTGGAGTTATTTTAACTCAAAGAAATACGAAACACTTCGCAGCATGATGGATAAAGGATATTCATTTCAATATGCCTACGAAGTTATTAATCCAAGTAAATTTTAATATTAATCTCAAATTTTAGTTATGAAAAAGTTAATTGTTTTTTGTTTAATGCTATTTGTAGCAATAGTTGTACCTATTGTTTTAATAGCTCAAGATGTCGAACCTGTCGATGTCACCGGATTGGCTATTGATGCTTATTTCGTTACGTTGGCTGCATTTGCGGCAATCATTGTTCCGATAACTGCGCTTTTAAATCGAGTCTTTAAAATCAATGAGGGATTTGTAAAGCAGTTCCTAAGTTGGGGTGTATCTTTAATTTTAGCCTTTATAGCAAACATTATAGGTTTAGGTATTTTTGATGGGCTAGTCTGGTATGAAGTGACTTTATATGCCTTTGGAGGAGCATTAATAGCGAACGGTATATTTGATATAAACGTTATTAAACTCATTCTTGGAGCTATTGGATTAAACAAACCAAAGCCAATCGCATACAAAAGATAAAGATTGTTTGTTTCATGTTTTAGTTAGTTGAAAGCCTTACACCATGCCAAGTGTAAGGCTTTTTTTTGCTCTTTTCTATTTTAGGTAAAACACATTAGCTATGTCTAAAATAGAGGATATTATAAAGGATATTGCAAAGGTTGAGAAATTGGCCAATTCACTATCTGAAGCCAGCACGGGCGAAATTGCCAAAGTAGATGGCCCAAAAGCTTACCGTGAGGAGTATGAGGGTAAGCGTGACCGTAGGAATACAAGCCTCGAGCGTATACAGAAAGATAAGATAATAGGAAGCATTGAAGAAGGTACGCAGAAGATTCAGCCTGTAAAACGCTACGTTTTCAACTTTATGAAAAAGATAGTACGCTTTGCTGTTGCTATGCTGTTTGGTGGCGAGATGGTAATGGAGAGCGATGTTCAGGATAACGGTTTTGAGGACTTCAAACGGCTCTGGAAAAACAAGCTTAAGATGCAAAGCAAGCTAAAAGACTTTTGCAGAACCGTTAAAATTGAAACAAAAGCCGCTTTGATATTCTACGGTGTTGAGGTGAATGAAAAGAATCTAATAGGTTTTAATGAATCCAAAATAAACAACCTAATTAAAGCACGTTTAATATCTGCCGATAATGGCCGTTTTGCACCTCATTTTGATGATTACGGTGATATGGATGCGTTCTTATACCTCCGTAAGGAAATTAGCGAAGATAACGGCATATCAAAGCCTAAAGAAATTACCATATTTGATATATACACCGATGAATTTCGCATTCGTTATGAAAAAGAAGTAAGCGGATGGAAAGAACCTGAAATAAAAAATCATGGTTTTAGCGTTATTCCGGTAGTATATGCCGAACAGGTGGCGCCTGAATGGCAGGATGTATCCAGTTTGATTGACGGGTATGAGGTTCGCGTATCTAAATTGGGAGATGCAAACGATTATACGGGTGATCCTTTATTAATTGTTAGAGGGGATGCTAATTTACCCGAGAAACATCAAGTAGGTAAAGTATTATCATTTAAACCAGTTGAAAATTCAAATGGGAGCTTTGAATTTGGAGATGCTAGATACTTAACTCATGACCAACTGCCAGCAAGTAATAAGCTGGAGATGGATGTCCTATGGAATGGTATTCACTCCGGAACATCAACACCTGACGTTTCATTGAGTGCCATGGCCGGGCTAGGTAATATCGCAGCATCCTCACTTGAAATGCTATTTTTAGACCCAATACTGAAAGCCACAGATGACAAAGAGATATTCGACCCAGTTGTAAGCCGTTGCGTATCTATCGTAAAAAATGGCATGAAAAATATTGTTAATATTTCGGCATACAAAAATATAGATTCATACGACATATCCATTTCATTTAATTGGCCATTGCCCAGGAATGCAAAAGACTTCATTGAATTATTGGGTGCATCCGTTGAAGCTAAGACTTTAAGTCGAAAAACAGCCGTAGAAAAGCACCCTTTTGTAAAGGACGGAGCCGCTGAATTTATACAGATACAGGCTGAACAAAAAGATGAGCTAAAAAGTATGTACGGACAAAACAATGAAAGCTTTGAATAATGACTTTAAACCAACTATTTAAGCAATATGAGGATTTGCATAAGCTGGGTATTAATAAGCAAATAATATCAGTTAATAGGGCTTATTATGACTTATCTAAAGAGTTGGCACCACTACTTAAAAGCTGGAAGAAACCACGCCTTGCAAATGCCGGAGTGTGGACGGCAAACAAGCGCATCGAAAAACAGATTAAAATTCTAATTGACACATTTAGCAAGGATTTATTAAAGCTAATTGAACAGGAACAAATAAGGGGTTTCGATTTGGCCCACGCAAAGAATGATGACTTTGTAAAAGCATATATCAAAGGATTATCTATTTCCGAAATAGCCAAAACAAATGGATTGTTTACACGCAACTATGAGGCTATGCAAGCATTCCAAAAGCGTAAAATCAATGGTTTAGGCTTATCGGATAGGATTTGGAAAACAACGGAGGCCATAAAACCACAGCTTGAAATGTTTTTAGAAACAGGATTGGCAACCGGACGAAGTGCCAAAAGCTTAGCAAGTGATATTAAAGGGTATTTAGTTGACCCGGATAAGCGGTTTAGAAGAATTAAGGATCCCGAAACAGGTAAGCTGATGTTATCTCAGCCTGCAAAGAAGTTTAACCCAGGGCCCGGCAAATATCGTTCATCCTATCAAAATGCTTTAAGACTCACGGCAACGGAAACTAATATGGCCTACCGTTATGCGGACCATATGCGATGGAAAGAGAATGAAGCGGTAGAAGGTATCGAAGTTCGTTTATCTGCAAGTCACATAATATATGACATTTGCGACCATATGCAAGGGTTTTATCCAAAGGGTTTTAAGTTTATAGGATGGCACCCTCGATGTTTCTGCTATGCCGTTCCGGTACTTATGAAAGCGGAGGACTTTGGGGATTATCTTTTAGGTGAAAGAAATCCGCAACCCGTAACAACTATACCTATTGCAGCAAAGCGGTATGTTACTGATATGACCGACCGCATTAAGAACTACAAAAGTACACCTTACTGGATTAAGGATAATTTTAAACTATCCAAAGGGGAGTTTCTGCCTAATCAAAACATCATGAATAAAACTGCTTACGAAGCTCTTTAAAAAAACTTTCGCTTTTATTAAAAATAGTTGTTAAAATACTTGCATAGTATTAAACGTTTTTGTATATTTGTAATACAAAGAAACAGTATTAACAACTAAAACAAAAGGCCATGACAAATTCAATAGAAGTAATAGAAAACAACGAAAGCTTATTAATCAATGATACTTTTGAATATAATTGGGAATCAAGAAACATTCGCAAACCAACCTATAAAGTGAAAGATATTGAAAAAGCTAGAGAACTTTATAAGTCAATAATTGGAACATTCGCAGCCAAAGTATTGATTTCTGTAATGACAAAACAACAAGGTATTGCTACAGAAAATCAGTATAACATCATAATGGTAGCATCTGTATAATAATCTTTAAACTAAAAAACTAAAAACAACAGCCATGAAAACAACATCCGAACAAATCAGAAAAGAGATTAATAACAAAGGTGGTATTAACTCATTTAGTGCCGAAATACGCCACAATAGGCCATTAGGATGCCCTATGAAACGTATGATGATTGAAGAACTTCAAGAGTTGAGCAAAGAGGAACTTCATGTAGCTTTTTACCTTGAATTGATTGGTAATAATAACAGAGTTGGTTCAATAGTAGCCAACTCCAAACTGTAAGCCGCCATGTCCTA